GAAGAAACACCACCGGAAGCCTGTTGCGAGTTAGCAATCAGAGCCGCCATTAGCGGTGTTGAGTTATATAATTGAACTACTAGCTTCGGAATAAACGCACGCCGTGTGACGTATGTCAACTCGGTAAATTGCGTACTACCCGTCGCTGGAACGATACCGCCACCAATAGGCATGGTTATCTCCTAAAAACTTTATCCCCTAATTAATTAATACCCGACAGGACGTCTGTTTTGACGTAACTCTGCGAGTGCTTTTGATGCTTCATCTCTTGCTGCAGCTTGCGGGTTCTTATAGTATTTACCTAAATCGAACTTGCTAACCGCTGAAGGGTTGTAACCAGTTGGAGTTGGAGCTGCTGATTGTTTCATCCACTGCCAGTATTCCGCTGCCGATTCATGGTTAGTTATGCCTTTTTCCAGCATAATTTTCTCCACTTCATGAATATCTTCTTCGTTCTGCACAAAACCTTTTTTCATTAATTTATTACGGCGAGACTCAAGGTCACGCAAAGCGTCTTGTTCTCTGTCTTTTGCGTCACGCGCCATAAGCTGCTGCTCTAGCTTATCGACATACGATTTGGTTGTATTTTCAATATCCAGTTCAGGAATGACTAGTTCTGGTCTAATTTGTTTTGTTAAACGCAGAACATCTTTTCTGGTTGACGGATTATCGGAAAGTTCACGCAATAACGACGCCATTTGGTCGCGCTGTTCAAAAGACATATCTTCGAGACTCATTCTTATCCCCTAATAAAATTAGATTACTTTTTTTCCATCGCCGGGCTTTTGAACGCCCATTTTGTTCTTAGTGCCAATTGCGTTACCGCCAGACAAACCGCCAAACGGTTCGTAACGTGGAGGGTTAGTAACAACACCGTTTTGCTGGTTGTTGTCTGTAGGGCGACGAGGGCTATTAGCACCTCTTGGTTTAAACAGGTCCATAATATTTCCTTTACATAGGTGGTTGAGGCATACCGCCGGGAGGTGCGCTAAGAGGAGGACCGCCAGCACCGCCGCCATCTGGCATTGGAGGAGGAGGCATACCGCTAGGTGACATACCGGGAATCATTGGTGCTTGCGACATCGCTTTACCTTCAGGCGTTGCACCGCCAGCTTGAGGTAAGTTTTGCAACATCTGAATAATTTCAGATTGCTGAAGTTCGCCTGTCTTTTGCTTGCGAGGACCAATCAAACCAGTTAGCGACCTAATAGCCGCTAATGCTTTTTGACCTTCAACAGATTCGCTACCAAGACTAGGCAAGGCTTGTTCAATTAAATCCATCGCCATTGAGATGTTAACTAACGCACCTTCGCGGTTTCCCATCTTAGGTTCTGGCGTAGACATTGGCGCAGACATAGGCGCAGTTGTCGGGTCTGACATTGCGCTGTTATTTTCAGGAGGAGCATTTTCAGCAGGGTTACCCTGTTGCTTGCCAATCATCTCCATCAACTTATCGGGTGGTACGCTCATAAATAACCTCTATCGTCTAACTAGACGCGATTAGACCAGACTATTAAAAAATGTCAAGTGGGGGAGTATGCCCCCTCCCCCTTGGGTTTAATCCACAAGGGACTAATTACTTGCGACCTTTACGGCCTTTACGTTTCATGCGTGCCATGGTGTTCTCCAATTAGCAGCGGCCAACTTAAAAAGGGAAGTCAGCCATACCCTATCCCTTGCGGGAATTAACGACGGGTCTTGCGACCACGCTTCATTTTTTTGTACATAATGTACTCCTATCGCTCACCCATACGGCCCGTCCTCTTTGCCTGACGGGGGTTATAAGACTTTATGCCCGTCACCCTGTATTGAAAAGATGGCGCAGCTTCAGTCCTCTTTACATCTCCAACCGATGTTCTTGGCTGGTCAGATTTTGGTGCATAGTCTGGTTTAGTAGCCATTATTCACCTTTCGGATTTTCTTGCGGTTGCGGTTGATTCGCCTTGTCTTTCTCACGCTTTTTCAATTTATCTATTAGCAATTGTTTCATCGGCGGCTCTAACAAGTCAAGCAGAGATTCTTTATCAATAGCTTGGGTTTTGTACAGATTAAACGCCAAATCTTTCATGTCTTCGGTAAATATTGGACTATTGGAGTGAGCGTCCACTTTCACCACAAAATCCTTGGTAAATTGTTCTGCAATAAACTTGTTGCCTTCATCATCTGTGAAATGCGTATTGTCGTAGGCTTGCATTAGCTTTAGATAGAGTGTGGCTACCTTTTCTAAGCTGTCTTCTACGATTAGTGCGCGTTTCTTTGCGCGAGAACTTCCAAGACGGGCCAACTGAGAAGCATGACCAGCGGAGCGTACACCTTGCTCACCACGACCAGACAGAACACTTGATATTCCACTTGCTTCTGCAAACATTGCATCAATTTCATGGATAACCTCAAATAAAGATGACGGCATTTCTGGCGCAACAGAATCAACCTTTGCATTAGGCATATCGCTGGAGACAAATGCACCGGGACGGTCAAACGCAAATGCTTTCTCATCCGTGATACCCATGAAGCCAGAGAACACTTTTGGAGGAGATGCTTGCTTGGACAATATATCCAATATCTCTGACATTCGATTATTTCGTACTGCTTGCAACAAGTTCAGTCTTGCAACTTCACTCTGACCCCAATAATAATCATATTGTGGGTTAGGACAAATTTGAATGAACGGACATTCGCCGCGCAAGAAGACTGATGCGCCCGGACGGTCATAAATAAAAATGTCGGGTTCAGCCATCGTAACTACTTGATAGTCCTGAGTCTCATCGTTCCATACCCACAGCTCATACATCTTCACAGTGTCTTCAGCAACACGGGCTTTGTAGCGGTTAGAGCCGTACAAATCTAAGTTGACGTTACCGTAAATAGTTGGGTTGGACGTAGAGATAATTAGACGGTCAAGACCTTCTGGCAAGTCTTCCGTCTTAGTATTCATTGATGTTTGAACGCGCTTAACAATTTCTTCGCGTTTTGGATGGCTATACAATCTATTATACAAATCAGATTTTGTAATGTAATAGGTTTGTACTATGGCTTCCTGTCTGTCGGTATACGTTATGTCTTCACGCAGAACACCCATTGTGCTTGGGTCAACCATGTACGGATGAATTCCGTTGTTGACTACTAGCTTAACAAATGTTGTGTTAAATACTAACGCCCACGTTAGGGCAGATGAGAATACTTGGTCGGCGTTTGAGTTAAGCCACTCATCATTTAACGCTGATGTTAGCTTTGGTATTTTAATATGTTCACGGTTATCAACTGCTGCGCCGACATTGATTGAGAAACGTGTTGTTTCTGCTGAATACAGAAACGATGTTAGCTGGTCAATGTGGGGATATATCTTGTTGAACAGAGCAGGGTTTTCGTCTGGACCGCCGCCAAATAAAAACCAAGAGCGCAGAGAGGCGTAATCCCCTTTTCGCTCTGCTAGAGACACCATGCATTTCTCTACTAAATCACGGTAGAAGAACTCGCGTTCTGCGTCGTTAGTTGGTATCCGCATTTAAGGCTTTACCTGAAGATTCTCATGGTCGGCAACATAACTCGCCGCCCTAGGTCCTGTCAAGTTTCCAGCGTCTCTAGGGTTCATTCCGACCGATTCGCCCATAACTGAGCGTACAGCCCCGCCTTTTAGCAGGTTGCCCATGCTATATCGTCCATCGCCACCCCAAATAGCGGCGTCTCTTGGTTTTGGCTCATTAGCACGGCGTTGTGCCTCTGCTGCTTCCTCTTTAAGCTGTTTCTTGGAGGTTTTGTTCTTTCTGGTGAAGTATCCAGCCTGATTTTCGCCTTCACGGGTTGATTTGACGTTAGTCATGTCAAAATCCATAGCAAGCTGCTTAATTGTCTTATCGTTCTTCTTTGTGCCATCAGACATTGTGCCAACAGCCTGAAGATAGACAATTGCTACCTCATCAACGCAGTCTTTCATAGGACATTGCGCTTTACGGCTCTCAAAATAGCCGTGTCTTGGGCATTTGTAATCATGTAGAACTGCCATTGTTATCCCCTTCAAATAATGGTGGTTGTGAATAATCGTCTATATTCCTCATACCCAATCTAATACCTATCTTGCCATTAATCATTTGTAGGCTAGTAGTGGGCATAATTCTAGGTTTAGCTTCCCTGCGGTATTCAATGTATTTGCTACGGTTACGCAATTGCATGATAGCTACCTCGCCACGTTGCCATGCTTTGTAGCCTTTATCGACTCTGCGCTGGATATATTCCGTCAACGGCTCAGAGCGATACCAAAAGACGTCGAGCAGGTGAGCTTTGTTGATGCCGCATAGGTCAGCAAATAGCTTCATAGAGATGCCGCGCTCCTTGTCTCTAATGAAGCGACGCATTTGCGTCATTAATTCACGCTTGGTTAGAACCGGTTGCGACATAGTTCAGGATGTAGCCTTTAGATTGAAGGAAGTCCAAGAACTCTGTTTCCCGATAAGCGTTCTGTATTCCCATCGGAAGAAGTATTTCATTGTCTCGGATTAGCTTGCGGGTAGTTGAATGATGACCAAGGAGTTTAGAAAAGTCCATATCGTCATGAAACTTGGGAGCAACGTGTTCTAGCGAGAAGTATTTAGCTACCTCATTGGGTGCGTACTTAAATCCTAGGGACTCAAAAAGTCCGCGCTTTAGGCAAGACAATTGAATGTCTTCATTCCAGAGATGTATTTCTTCGTTGTAGTTCTGAACGATGCCTAGCTTACTTGGGGCTTCTAAGAACCTTCGGCTACGCAAGGAAAAACCGCCGTTTAGAACTAGCGTAGGGTATTCAAACTTAGTCCACTCAAAGCCTAGATGTAGTGTGTTGCCCACCAGACCAGCATGAGTAATGCCGCCAATGTAATCGTAGGTGTAATAGTCATCTCTCCAGTTAGTGCCGTCCAAAACCCACCCATCATCTTGTACAATCAAACAGAAGTCCGTAGTAATGAACTCATGTAAGCAATGCATGATAAATGTGCTGTAACCCCGGTAGTCGAAAGAAAAGCAATGCAGCCATTGGATGTCATCTGGCAGATTAGCTGGCTTGGCTGGAGAAATTAACAGCCCTCTGGACCCCGGTAGTTCCCGCATACTGCGAGTAATGGACGGCAAGGTGGCTGACCCATCTGTGTGTCCATGAACAGACACAATGGTCAATTGATTATGAACCATAAACACCAATCGCTTTCAAGTAGTTGGATACGCCTTTGCCTACAGACAATTGTTCAGGTGTCTTGGTTTCTAATTCTCTGGATACTTTTCGGCTTAGTTTGCGTTGAATTAACTGAGGCTGAACTTGCTCTGAATACGCAGCACAAGCTAAGGCCATCGCCATTACACGGTCATCTTTGTTGCGGCCTGATGCCTCGATAGATGCGCCATCACGGATGATGGTCTTCATCTCCTCAATCGTATCTACGGAATACACATCCAACATACCGCGCTCAAACAAGTCTTTGGTGTAACTCATCATTCGCTCTTTGGTTGCTGCTGTTGTTAGCCAGCCAAGCGAGTTAGAGATACCGCCCATCGTGTCGTTACGCCGCCAGATATAGTTCGACATGGAACCAAAGACGTCCATCAAGTCCTTGCCCATTTTGTTGCCCATGCTGGCAGCCTGACGTCGCAAGTTCTTAATCTCATTTAGCACCGCCTGACCCGGACCATTGACCTCAAGGTTAAGCGTTGAGTTCTTGTAAGCACCAGCTAAATGAGCAATAACCCACGCAAACTGATACGTATTCATCTCAGAGGTTGCAAACTCAGCTACTTGTTCCATGCCGTCAGAATAGCAACGGAATACTTGGATACAGAATCTATCTGCCCAATCGGATGAACCGTAAGCAGGGTCTGCTCCAATAACGTAGTAGGCTGTGTCTAGTGGTTCTTCCCACACCTTTAAGGTAGACAAGCGTTCAGTAGACTTGATGACTTGCATATCTTGGAAGTTGACACCCATCGCATATCGGTAATGGTCGCAGTCAATCTTCTTAGCAATCTTCATGGCGTCAGTACACCGTGAGTTTGAAAAGAAGGATGTGCCTGTCATGACGAACGCATAGTCTTCCGTTGGCGGGAACTCCTGATACATTAGGGCATCGTCTTTAATGCCTTCTAGCATCTTCCAACGCCACCACGCCATCTGCCTGGAATTGATTTCAAAGTTGTAGAGCTTCTTAATATCTCGCGTCCACTCTTTTTCTTCCGGCGTTAATTTTCCGTCCCAATAGACTTTGTAGACGTCAGTCTCAGGAGCGGCAGAATAAAACTCATTGCGCCACCAGCCACAGAAGATAGCTTTCTGAGTTCTCGCTCTCTTAGCGGTCACGTACATATCGTGAAACATATTAAAGCCGCGAGCAGTAGACTCGAATATGTAGAGACGTTTAGGATTTGTTTCTGCAAGCGAGGCGAGCAAGGATGCTAGTCCTTCTTCATCTCCCCACGAAGACGTCTCCGTTCCGTGAAGGAATGTAATACCCTTGCCACGACCAAGACTTCCTTTTGCTCTAAGCCCTGCGACTTGATAAAAGATACGGCTGCGGTTCTTGAGGGCCAATGAGTTTCTATTGTGTGCAAGTATGGGTATCTTGTATTCTTTTGGTAAACCGTCCATGTAGGCCCCAAGGGTTCCTCTAAACATATCTCGGTTTTCTTCTGTGTCTGTAACAAGCGTTCCATTTAACCCCGCATTGATGTAGTGCCAGTATAAATCTAAGGCTAGACTTATCGTAGTGATGCCAAGCTGACGGCCTTTAAGAATGACAAAGAAATGGATACCTTCATCTAGTCCAGTAGCAATCTCATCCATGACGTATGTCTGAGTGCCGAGAAGGTTATCCATCTTGCGTAAGCCCTGCTCTTTAGTCTCAATCTTTAATTCAGAGCAGAACTGGTAAAACTGTTTGAGATTGAACTTCATTTAGACTTTCGTCGTTCATTGCTGAACTGTTCTAGGTTCCAGTTAGCTATACGGTACCGCGCCTCTGGATTCTTAGCTACCCGCAATAGCTCATTAACTAAGTCTTGGCTATATTGGTTTTTCCAAGACTGTAACAAGTCTTTCTTTTCGTCTGGACTGTAAGCACGGTTAGCCTTACCCATCTCTGCCTTTAAGATACGGCGAGAGAGAAGTAATTCTTCAGCGTAATTATCAATTGTATGTTTTAAGCCGTTCAAGACTGTCTTTCAATCGCTCATTCTCATCATGAGCATCACGAAGCAACTTAGCCGACTCCGTATGAACACGCATTAACTCATGAAAGAGTTCAGCATGACTCATCGTGTAAACCTTCTCCATGTACGCCTTCTTCACATCCTCCATCGCTAGAGGCATTAAGTTATTTATCGCTTCCGTCATTACTTTCCCCTTCAACACTCATGTAAGCCAACAACTCATGGCAAGCCCTACGAACTCTAGGGTCCTCCTCATACCGCAACACATCCTTCATACGCCACATCATGTACTGGTCTAAAAACGTATCCACCGTCATGTCTACATCAAATTTCAACACGCCAGAATCTTCATCTCTTACGTTGTTCTCCATACCCTCACCCCTTCCGCTTCTTTCCTCGCTATGAATTGCATCCCTAACCGCTTAGATGCCCGATAGTTCGCATTACACACCACCTGCAACTTCCCCTCTACAACAAAGAAACTGTCCCCAATATCCATACTGGCATACGGATATCTCTTCTTCCCCTCCGGCAACGGTACCGACTTCTCTACTTCTAAGTTAATCATAACTATCCCTTCTAACCAATATACACACTATAGACGAAAAAAAAGCTCCCCGCAAGGAGGAGCTAAAGACCCGGAGGAGTGGGTCGGCTAATAACGAAGGAAAATCAAAACAGAGATTAGCAGAAACACAGAAAAACACATATTTTTTTTGGGGGGAGGTGCGAGAGGGGCACGCACCCACAGACCCCCAAGTCCAAAGCACTTGCCAGCGTGCAGCGTGTCAGCGTATCAAGTATGCCCAACCCTACCCGAAGCCCGAATCATGC